GGATCGACCTCAATCCTGCGGCATAAGGTTGTCTCCAAGGACCTAGTTGGTGGGCTCTAGTCAAAAGCCCACAATGTGATCTCATAATTAACTCCTCTGACTCAGCACCATGTTTAACAGCATGGTGCTTTTTTTTAGGTTAAATATTAGCGATGAGAACACATTGGGCCCTACAGCATATGGCATTACTCAAAGCCACACAAGGCAAGAGTTTAGACACCACGGCTGTCACACACAGACGCATACTTGAATTGGCTCAAAGTGTTCATCCTCTGAGTTTGGCACAAGTAGCAATGCTGGAACATTTTGTACACAGCAATTCAAAAGTGTTAAATAATACCGTGTACTATGATGAGAACATTTTCCATCCTAGCACACACTCAAAAGAAGATTACTATGTTACAGCCACTGGCCGTTGGGCCAAACGCGGTAACGCAGGTAACGTCACAGTGAAGAAGAAGAAATCAGATGAATAAACTGTTGCGTAAGACCTAATGTGCTGATGGTACTGTGGAATTAGCGTGGGAGCCCAATCTCACAGTAATAGGCAGTGATCCATAATCAACTTCAGCACATTAGGCGGCCCTTTTAGCGCCATTTTGAACTGTTCAAACTAAATATACAATACGCCCGCACAGCGAACAAAAGTGATTACTGTGGGTCATCACAGAGAGGAAAGTATGACAGAAGAGCACGATATCAATCCTGAGGAATGGGATTACCTAGAAGAAGGTGCGGTAGAAATACCTCGTGTCCAACCCAAGCGCCGACTGGGCGTTGCCACAGTAAAGGGCATCATTGTGGGCAAGGATGATAATCAGCGTGTTGTGCCCTTAGAACAAGTGCGTAAACTAGCAGCACTACATCTCAGTTACAGAGACATGGCCGAGTTCTTTGGTGTAAAAGAAAACACTTTCCGCGATCACTTTAAACAAGAAGTAGAGCGTTATCGCAATGTTACCAAACAAAAACTTATGGAAGCAATGTTGAGTAACGCTATTGATAAGATGAATCCCACCATGCAAATCTGGCTCTCAAAAAATATCATGGGCTTTGCGGATAATCCTATCAACATAGAAAGCAGTCAAGTGCTGCCATGGTTAGAGTCGAAAGATTAAAGATTTACAGATAATGGATATGCAGATTGCGATTAACACTCCCTCAACAAACTATAATCACCAGTGATGCTCGCTTTAAGGTCGTAGCAGCCGGACGACGTTTCGGCAAGACCTATGCCAGCATCAGCAGTATGGTCAAAGTAGCAGCCAATCCTGGTAAGCGTGTGCTGTACATTGCACCCTCATATCGCATGGCTAAACAAATTGTTTGGGATGACTTGAAAGTACTGTTGGGGTCTAGACGCTGGGTCAAGCGTGTTAACGAAAGTGACCTTACCATTACGCTGGTAAATGGCAGTCAGATCATGTTGCGAAGTGCGGACAACCCTGACAGTATAAGGGGAATCGGTGCAGACCATGTGGTCATAGATGAGGCAGCCGACATTCCCGATTTAGAAACAACATGGCAAAGTGTTATTCGCCCCATCCTATCAGATAGATTGGGAAGTGCTCTTATCATTGGTTCACCCAAAGGACGCGACTTCTTTTATGATCTTTATCTACATGGTCAAAGTTCAGAGAATTGGCACAGTTGGCAGTTTACCACAGCAGAAGGTGGCAATGTCACAGCCGAAGAACTAGAGCAAGCACGCAGTGATCTAGATGAGCGTACTTACAACCAAGAGTACATGGCTCAGTTCCTCAACATTACAAATATTATCTACTATGCGTTTGCTGATGAGAACATTACTAAATGGGATGAACCACTCAATGATAGAACGCCCTTGCACATTGGCATGGACTTCAACGTCGATCCTGGCTGTGCTGTTGTGGGCTTTCAACATCGCGAGGGCTTTCACATAGTTGATGAGATTGAGATATATGGTACCAACACACATGAGATGGTGGATGAGATACGACGTCGCTATCCTCAACATCGTGTCAGCGTGTATCCTGATGCCAGCGGATCGCAACGACGCACCAGTGCTCATGGTATCACAGATCATATCATTCTCAAAAATGCAGGATTTGATCTCCGAGTAGGATCAGTAAACCCCGCAGTAGCAGATCGTATTGCCGCAGTTAATAGTGCGTTTTGTAGCGGCACTGGTGTTAGACGCTTAACAGTGGAGCCTGCCTGTAAACGCCTCATAGAGGGCCTACGCAAGCATACATATAAAGAAGGCACACGTCAGCCCAGCAAAGACACAGGATATGATCATTTCAATGACGCATTAGGCTATGTGGTCAATCATTTGTATCCTCTGCGAGTAGATTACAATCGCGATAGCGTGAGTCAAATTAGACGTAACACAGGAAGATTTTGATATGCAGGTAGAACTAGTACTAACAGTATTTGAACCCACACCAGAAGGTAAGCGGCGCAAGACACAGGGCTATGTAAAACGCTTTAGGGGTGACACGCTGGAGCAAGCCAAAGCCACTAGCCTGGCTTGGTTGGATGAAAACACACCACCCGGTACGCGAGTTATCGAACTCACTGCACACTATGTTGGAGGAGATGCTGATGAATTCCTACCTCTATGAACTAGATGTGATCATACACTATGGCAATGGTGTAAACATGGAAGTGCGTATACAAGGTCCAGACTGTGACAGTTGCTACGACAAGTTAGTGGATTACTTGGAAAGTTTAGATACCAATCATTATAGTGTTGTAGCAGAGGGGTGGGCAGATGAGTTCTAAATTAGTAGTAATAGGCAAGTTTAGATATAACAAGGAATTGATGCCTAACAATACAGAAGAAATCACACGCTATTGGTTTTGCGAAGATGAGAGCGATGGTGAACTAATTGTAAAGCGTCATATGAGTCAAACAGGCGCACTAGGTGTGCAATGTGTCGTAACAACAGAGGAGGATTTCCATGCGACTACCAGAAGTACCGTACATGAATAAAGAAAGCAGCGTTAAGACCGGACCATTAAACACGCTAACATTATCAGGACTAAGTCTATTTTGGGCTATTGTGTTAGGTTATGCTAGCCCATGGTGGTGGTTACTGGCTGTGCCACTGTTGTTAGGTGGTTATGGCAATGAGATCTCACCACGCAAAGACAGTCAATTGAGGCTCTAATATGAGCGACAAGAAATCAGCAGTACCAGAAAAGAACAGCAGTCAGTGGCGTAAGAATGAAAGTCTTATTGCCAAGGATCCTGTGTTGAGAGAGGCCCGCGATATTGCAGAAGGCTTCCGTCCCAGCAGCACATCAGGCAGTCGTGTTGCTGGTGGTAGCCAAGCCTATAAGGATGGTTGGGATAGAATATTTGGTAAGCAGGACAGTGATGAGTAAGAGTTGGCATGGCGGCAAAGGCAGTCGCGTCCGCCCTATAAAATACAGAGAACAGTTTGAAGATAACTGGGATCGCATATTTGGTATAAAGGAGAACAGGCATGAAGAAGACAGACAAGGCAAGACAAAAACGATTACAAGTGAAGAGAACAAAGAGAAATCAAAGTCGAAAGAACAAGACTTATAACCCTGACAAATATGCGCCTCAGGGTCAAAACCCGTCAAAAGACACATTGATTTTATAAGTACAGATAAATAAAACAGCGTCATTATGGCGCTAAATGCGTTTGGCAGACGAATTTAAAACCGCGGAGACTCACCTGTGAGTGACTACTTAAACTTTATAACCGGCACACATGATCTGTATGCTAGATATGTGGACGACTGGAGACTTGCAGTACGCTCATACTGGGGCGGGGTAGAGTACAGAGACGCAAAATATTTAAAGCGTTATTCAATTGATGATGCTACTCCCAGCGAAGTAATCCGCACCTATGACATGGATGATGATGGTCGTCTAACCGGCAAGTACAGCAGTATTGCAGTCAGTGACAGTAAGAGTGCTAACGAACGCGGCGAACAGTACTTGAGCAGTTTCTACTTAGAGAAACTACAGAATGTACCATTATTTCCCTATACAAGACTGTATGTAAGTGAATACAACAGTATCTTGTTCCGCAATACACCTGTGCGTGAATTGCCAGAGTTGCCAGACGTACAAGATTTTATCAATGACGTAGATGGAGAAGGCAACAGCATCAACGAGTTTGTAAGCATGGTTGATATCTACACCACAGTATATGGTGTGGTTTGGACCAGTTGCATCAAGCCCTTGGGCAGTAACTATGCTCGTTGGCGCATGTTTAGTCCCATTGACGTACCAAACTGGAAGTACAGTTACACCGCTGCCGGTGACCTAGAACTGTCAAAGATTGTGTTGCGTGTAAGCAGCGACAGTCAAATGGATATCTTCCAATACATTACCAAAGATAACATTGATATTGTGTTTGTTCCCAAGGTAGAAGAACTAGAAGTAGATCTCCCTGACGAAGCAGTATACTTTGAAAGTGATGATGAGAATGAAGATTATCCTCATGGTTACTATGTAATACAAAGCATCAATGAACTGGGTTACATTCCAGTAGAACCAGTTTACCAAAGCAATAAGATTTATAACGGCATTGGTCACACACCAATCTTTGACATTGCACAGATTCAGCGCAGCATCTATGGTGACAGCGCAGAAATTTACAGTTCAATCTCATACGGTGCTCATCCAGTTAACATTGTAGACGAGGACACAGCAAAAATTAACGATGGTGCGTTAGGTGCAGAGCCTGGTACCATTGTGCGTGTACCTGCCAGCATTGGTGGCACACCTAACTATGTGTTTGAATTTCGTGCACCACCCTTAGA